CCGCCGTTGACTGAAATATTGACGTTGCTACCAGGTAGGCCTGCCCAGTAGTCGTCGCCGAATATCGGGGCTGTAGGCACGTCAGGAGCCCCTGTAACGAGCCCAATGGCGGTGTCGGCTGCTTCGCCTATGGCTGTGATTTGCGGCAGCGTAAGGCCGTCTACGGCGAGCCTGGCGGTGAAGTCGTCAAGGACGGCTTTGATGCCTGCGACCATCGCTTCGCCTTGTTGGACGCCCGCCCCGTAAAACTCATCGGCTGCATCTTTGCCGAGTTTGTTGGCGACGCTTTCGAGGGCTTGCACGAGTTCGTTGGTTTGACGTATGGCGTCTGACCCGCCGTTGATGAGTTCGTCGGCGATAAACGTGCCTGCTTCAACGCCTGCGTCAATGACTTTGCGTAGGGCGCTTTCCGATAAACCCATTTTGAGCAGGGTGGCGACACGTTCACCAAAGAGTTTGGATCGGTTGGCCATGACGGTGAGGCCGCCGATGAATGTGCCTTTGGCGTCGACGGCCTCTTTGAGGGCGTCGGTGAAATTGAGGGTGCCGGTGATTGAGCTGCTGATGCTGTCACGGAAACTGTTGTAGGCGTTGCGGGCGTTGTCGAGTTGGCTTTGGGCATTTGACAGGGCGGTGTTGAGGCGTTGCTCGATTTCGGTGCGGGCTTTGGCGATTTGTTCTTCTAGTTTTTTGTTGGCTTCGGTCAGCGTTTTGGTGGCTTTGGTGCCTTTGTCTTTGGCTTCGTTGCTGGCGAGTAGGGCGCGGCGCTCGATCCCTGCGGCGTCTGCGACGCGCATTTGCTGGGTGGCGGAGACCCCTAGGTTTTTGTTGTATGCGCCAAAGGTTTCTTCGTCGCTGAAATAGCCGAAGATGCGTTTGACGATGTCGAGTGTGGATGCCAGCGGGTTGATGAGTTTGGTGATGTTGCCAAGCAGGTCATTGAACGCGCCAGCAGAATTTTTGACTGGCTCAGGCAGGTTTGCGAACGCGCTTTCGGCTTCGAGTGTCAGGTCGACCAGTTCGTTGACTTTGGGTAGCAGCTGCTGGCCGAGTTGCACCTGGTAGTTGTCGATGAGGGCTGAGAGGGTGCGCTGTTTGTTGGCGAGGCCGTCGGCGGTGCGGGCAAAGTCGCCTTGTGCGTCGGCGGTTTGTTTGTAGATGGCGGCTTGTGCGGCCAGGATTTTCTGTTGTGCGGTGAGTGCACCTGATCCGTCGTAAATGCCGAGTTTCATTGCTTCGGCTTTGAGGGTGGCGTCGTCTAGCAGAACACCGAAGCGGCGCAGGGGTTCAGCTTCGCCGCGGAGAGCTGCGCCGATCGCTTGGACGGCTTCTTCCGGGCTGGTGTTATTGAAGCTGGCGAGATCGGTGGCCAGTTTGACGAAGTCATTGCTGAATGTGGCTAGGTCGGTTCCTGCAAGACCGGCTGCTTTGCCGAATGTGCCAAAGACGCCTGCGGCGTCGAGGACGGCTTGTTTGCTTTGGCCAAGTTCGCGGGCGGCTGTTTGGGCGAAGTTGGTGACTTGTTTTGCGCCTGATCCGAAGATGACACCGACTTTGGACATGCTTTCTTGCATGTTGCTGGCGGCTTGTACTGCTGGCCCAATGACTTGGGTAAGGGTGCCGAACGCGGCGGCTGCGGGCAGGATGGCGCGTTGCAGGACGTACCCGGCTTTTTGCACGTTGCTGTCGAGCTTGCCGAATTCGTATTGGGCTTGCTTGATGCCTTTATCGGAGAATTCCGAGATGATGGGTATGCGAATTGCCATTAGTAGATCAGCTTCCTGTTCAGGTCGTCGGCGACTTTGTCGATGGCTTGACGCATTTCGCGGGTGACGTCTTTGAGGTGACTGTCGGCGGCTGGCCACATGACGCGGGCGGGTTCACCCCATGCCAGAGTGCTGAGTGATCGGCCGAGCCTGTTTTTGTCGCTAGCGAATTCGATGATTGACGCTGCCGGGTCTTTTTGGATGATGGTGACGACACCGTTGCGGCGTCGACCTGCGTCGATCTTGACTTGTACGCCGCTGCGGGCGCGTCGAGCATCCCACGGCAACAGCTGACGGCCTTTTTGCATCCAGCGGTAACGCATACCCGACAGCGGCATTTGTGGATAACTCGCTTTAGCGGCGGTCGTGATTGGTGCGGCAATTTGTTTGGCATCACGCGCAAATTGCTTACGCATTTCCGGGTTGAGGGTGCGTAGGTCTTTGAGTGTGTCTTTGACGCCGACGACTTTGATGCTCATGTTCGACGCTTTCGGGTTTTGGCTTGCTGTTCAAGCACATACATGACGGTGGTGACGTCGCGTAGGTCAAACTCCACATGGGGCGGCCAGAAGCCTGTCATAACTAAGACCTCGGCGAGGGAGCGTCGCCAGGTGCCCCGGTGGTAGGGGTGTCGTCGACCAGTTCGTCGACGGTGGTGATTTCCATGTCGGGGTGTTCGGCTACCCATTCTCGCCAAGTGCCGGGTACTTTGTCGCCTGCAAGTTTGCAGAGTGTGTATGCCCAGCAGCAAAGGTCGGCGAAGCCGATGCCTTTGCCGTCGGCGGTGCGTCGGTTTTCGGTTTTTTCCCATTCCACGATGGCGAGCATGTTGGTGCGTAGTTCGCGGGCTGGTTTGCCGTTTTTGAGATCGACGCGCAGCTTGATTTGCATTAGTTACCTTTCGTCGGGCAAGGCTCCGCCAATGCGGGCTTGCTTGGTTTGTTTTCAGCGCCGCCCGGTGGGGCTGGCGGAAACATGGTTAGCTTGTTGCCTTTGTGAGCGCTGAACCGGTGAATACCAGGTCAATGGTACTGAGTTCGCCCAAGGACGCGTTGATCGGGGTGTGCGTTTCGAGATAGGCCGCCGAAAGTGAATATTTTGGTTCACTTGCTGATGGGGTAGTAAGCCCAGCTGCGGTTGGCGACAACTCGATCGAGCAGGTGCTGCCGACAAGGCTGAAAATGCTGGCCTCGGTCTCTGTGGCGGCGTAGCTCTGGTAGAGAGTGACGGTGATGCTGTTATTTTGCAGACCGCCCGTGTAGGTACGAGCTGTTGAACCGAACGCCGTATTTTCAAGTGCTTCAACGGTGTAGGTGATAGTTGCGGCGGTGCATTGGTCGGTGAGATCAACGCTGTTGATCTTGATTGCCGGGTTTGACAGGTAGACGCTGGTTGCCATTGTGGTTACTCCTCGACTGGGTCTGATTTGACTTTAGACGATTTCTTTGGCTTGTCGGTGGATATGAGGCCACCGTCGATCAGGGCTTGCACGTTGATGCCGTCGGCTGGCTCGTATTTGTCGCCGGGTGTGCCGAGGCGTGGGCTGACGATGATGTACATGGGTTCTCCTAGCTTGTTTGTGCCTGCATGGCGATGGTGAGGTCGTAGGCGGGCAGAATTGAGCCGCCAATGTCGACGACTGATGGGCTGCCTGATATGACGGCCACGTTTTTTGCTAACAGCAGGGCGCAGATGTTGAGCAGGGAGCGTTGGGCGTCCAAGTTGGCGGGGCCGAGCGTCAGCACTTTGACCGGGAACGTAAGCTTGACGATGTTGTAGTTGAAGCTGTCCCAGGATGGTGCGTCAATGAAGCAGCAGGGCGGGACGATGTTGCGCGGATCGTTGACGACTTGTAGCCCGGTGATGGTTTGGAGCGTGGCGGTGAGGTCGTCGATCGCTTCGTTGAAGAGGTCGGTGTAGACAGGTACGGGCATTACGCCACCTGCGGTCGGTCAATCCCCAACAACTGCTTGACCATGCCTGACAAACCGACGACCGGCGCGGTTGCCATGCCGTCAAACGACGCAAACTGATCGATCGAGCCGCGCTGACGGTACAGGGCACCGCCGTACATGATCGTGCCTAGGGTGACGTCGCTTGATGGGCTGCTGCTGATGCTGTCGATGTATCCGGCCTCTTGGCGGCGTCGGTAGCAGAACTGGTTGGCAGCTGCGGCGCATTGCGTCAGGAACGCGGCGTCGCCTGCGGTTGCGGTGCCGATCCCTAGCCAATCTTCGATGTTGGTGCTGGTGATCCAGGTGCAGACGGGTGTGTATGCGACGGTGCCGGATGCGGCGACACGCTCGACGTCGTCGGCGGTCTTGGCGTACAGGACTTGATTTTGGATCGGTACCTGATAGTCGTACATCAGGTCGCCCTGGCTGTCGACGCCGAGGTACAGGTATTGCGGGAGCGCGTAGACCGTGTATGAGCCGTTGAACGTGGCGTCGACGCCTGCGACGGTGATTGCGCCGCCTACAACTAGCTCTGAGGGTGTGAGCAGTTGTAGGACGGCGTAATCGTCCAGCAGGTACTTGTGGGTGACCGTGTAAGTGGCCATTAGTGAGGCCCCTTATCCGATCAGGCGATTGCGATCGACTTGACCTGGTCGCTGTCTGCGATGAAGGTTGCGACGTAGCCGTAGTAGCTGAAGGTGCGACCGAGGGTGCTTGGCGCTTCGACGGACATGATGCCGCGTACCTGCTCGTAGAACTCGATTGCCGAGGCGCGAGCCACGATCATCGTGTTGCTGGCAAAGTTGTAGTCAGCGACAAGGTTGAGGCCGAACGGGTTGAACGTGTTGAGCTGCGTGACGTTTGCCGAGCCCATTGCGTTGACGCC